CAGCAAAAGTTACATTCATAGCCGCAGTTGCAACTATTCTAACGAATACTGTTTCTGCATTAAAAGCTGTTGATGTAGCTGCACTTGAACCACTAGGTGAAATCTTATGCGTTGTTCCTGGAGCTAATCCGTAATTATAAGCCATTTATTTTTTTCTCCTTATTTTTTATTTAATTAAGGGGGTGGAAAAACCGCTAGGTCAGAGCCACCCCCAAGTTTTATTATACTATCTTCTTATGATAATTGTATAGTGCAAACTGTGTGTGTTTGTTGAAGCACCATCAGTAGCAATACCAATATAATCATCTTCCGAACAAGTATTAGCAGCAGTTGGTTCGCAAGAATCAACATCTCCAGCAGCTGAACCAGAATATGCAACAGTAATCGTTCCGCCAGTTATAGCAGTACCATTAATTTTTGCAGTAATTCCAGCATCGGCTGTTGCGATTGTTCCACCTAATACAGTAATAATTTTAATTACTCTACCGCCATCAGGCACAGCGACTCTTGAAGTGAACGCAGTTGATACATCATCTATTGTTCCTGTTAAAAAATAATCGTTTAATGTTCTCATTTTTTTATCCTCATTGTTCCGCCCTTAATCTAATCTCAGGACTTCAATGTTAATATAAATGCAAGGGGAGCAGATTTTAGATTACCCCCCTTACACTGTTGGGTATTACGAAGTAGTTACATCCGTAATTAATCCGCTTGATGCTTGGTTTTTTGCTTCAAGAGTATATTCAACTACTAAGAATCTTTGATCTGCATCATGTGTTTGTGCAGGATTCTGTAATTTGAAATCTCTCAAAAACGACACCGCCCAGAAATCCATTTCTAGTAAGTGAACATCTTGTCCTCTACGGAGAGCAGTTGAATTAGCTTTTCTAATCCAACGATTCGGAATAACTTGCATTGTTCCAAAATCAGATTCGTAAACATCAATAGAAGTCATAAGTCTTTTATCTTCTGCTTTGTCAAATCTAGTTGCTCCTCCTGTGAAGAAAGATAGTTTTTGTTTGTTGAAACCATTAAGCATGATTACATTAGGGTTTCCGCCACTGTCCCAAGTAGTCTTCAAAGTTGATCGCAGTAAAGTTTCTGTGAAAGCTCTTTGAGTTCCATCTGTTCTAATGGTACCACCCCCAGATCCAGAACCTCCAGTTCCAGCAGAGACATTAGATGAATACCAAGTTGGTAATCCTCCTAAATATCTTGTTGGTCCACCTGAAGTTCCAGCTGCAGCAGCTACATTAGCTAAAAGAGCATTTTCCATATCTCTTTTTAGTTCTTTTGCAGATTTTGCGACCTGGTATGCTAACTCTGTATTTCTTCCAGCCAAATTTGAAGCGTCATCACTTGCAGACACCTGACAGGCTTTTGAAGAAATTTGAGTATAGTTGCTGACTTTGGTAGAAGAAGTAAGCGTAGGATATGAAATCGTAGCTCCTTCAGCTTTCGCATTTGCAGCCACAGCAGTTAAAGTATCTGTCTGCCATGAGTGTGTAGTGTTAGTTGCTTTGTTCTTACCAACGCCTGACATAAAAGGGGTATCAGTTGGTGAGATATTATAAATAATATCAGCCAAATCTTCCCTTCTACCTGTTGTATTGTATGTTGTTAATACAGCCATTTTATTTTCCTTTTTTGTTGGTTGTTATATGTACTTTGTTAAAAGATCAATGGCATCTCTAGGATTACCAGTAGTCTTCAAACGGTTAATTTTATCCAACCTTACTTGACTCATTTTTTCATCTTTATTAACTTTAACGCCTGGCTTGACCACTTGAGTAGGTTTAACAATTTTTTTAGCCAAATTTGGTTTCGGCTTATTCAAATTGGTACGATGAGCCATCCCATCTAAAACCACATCAAATATACGACTATCATAGATTCCAGAAATTTCTTTATCTGAGAAACCTCTTTCCACCATATAGTTTCGTAAGTTTGTTTGTAAGGTAGCTCCTTTAACAGGATCACCAAAATCAGGATGTTTTAATCTCACCTTCATTTGTTCTTCCCTTAAAACACTTTGAAACTGCTCATGTTGTTGAGTTCTTAGCTTTCTTTGAGCTTGTGCGATTGATTCTTTTCTTCGCCTTATTTTTCTCTCAATTTTCGCAGCTTCATTTGGGTCTTCTTCAAATAGCTTATCTAATTCTTTTGAATTAAGTTCACTACTTGCTTCAGCGTTTAAAGTCGCTGTTAGATTATTCAAATTTTCTAGCTTAGTTGAATAGTCTTTTGTTAGACGGTCTTTGTCAGAAGTTAATTGTCTTTTTTCAATAGCCAATTCTTCTGTCTTTCGTCTATAGTCGGCATCTTTTTGATAACCTGCTTTTAGTTCATCAAGGTTAACATCAATCTTTTCACCATTTACTGTAACTTGGTGTAGATCGGTTACTTGAGTTTCTTCTGCGTTTTCCGCTTCGGATGCTTGTACTTGATCTTCAACTTCCTGGGGTTCTCCCTCAGATTGAGTTTCGGATTGTGGTTGATCTTCAGATTTTTTAGGAGAAGTTTCCTTTTCAGATTTAACTTCTTCTGGCTTTGTATCAACCTTGTCTGCTTTTACTTTTTGAGGTTCTTTAGTTGTCTTGGTAATAATTTTACCTTGATCTAATAATGACTCAACCGCATTAGCAGCACCTTGCACTGTCGTTGGAGACAGTAATGGATTTACATCAGACATAAATGTCCTCCTGTGATTAAGCTCCCTAATTTGGGTTGGCTTATTCTAACCTTGATGATTAGAATTTCTTTTCTTTGGATTTCTGGAAGTCATTAATTTGCTTTTCTGCTAACTTTCCAGTTTCAAGAATTTCTTTAAAATGTTGTTCTACCTTTTTTAAAACTTGATAGGCCAACCAATATTTTTCTCTGGCTTCACTTTCTCTAACCGCAGTCTGATCTAGTAAAGCTCCAGAATAAATTTTTTTAAGTTCCTCAAACGACTCTTGAAAAAGTTTATTCTCTAATATCTGTTTGGCTTGAGATGATCTGCTCAACTCCTTGAGCCTCTGGTCTTGGTCTCTGCTGTCCATTTATATTTTCAAACCTTTTGCTGAACATAGTAGCACTTTTTTCGGCTTGTTCAAGGTTTTTTGAGCCTTGAGCAATAATTACCCTGTCTAATTCTGCATCAGCTTTTATTTTAGTGGTATCTAATTGGGTGTTATATTTTAAAGCCATATCTTTAATTTTTGCTTCAAAGTCTAAAAGTTTAGCTTGATGATCTAATTCAGATTCTTTATTTCTCAAATCTAAATCAGCAACTTTTCTCTTATTCTCTGCGTCAATTCTAGCCATTTCAATTTTCTCTATTGGAGAAACTGGAGGAGGAGGAGGAGGAGTTACCATTTGTTGTCCTTTAATTGGATCAATAAAATAACTTTCCACTGTTTGTAATCCAGCATTTTCAATTATCTTAGATAAAGTATTATACATATTTTTCATCGTTACCATTGGATAATCCCTATGACCTTGAAGTTCAAAGGCCTGAAGTTGTTTTTGTAAAATATTATTTAACATTACCACCTGCTGTTCTTTTGTTCCTGTACCTAGTCCCACTGTAATTGAAATATTAAAACGATCCTTCCATTCTGTAGGTAATACTGGAATATATTCATTATTAATTTGAATAATTTTTTCTTTATCTTGATATTTGACTGCAAGAGCAAACATTTTTTTAAATAAATCTTTAACTCCTGTTTCAGCAAAAATTCTAACAATTAATTCAGAACGCATTTGCGTTTGATTCATAATAGCATTAATGCCTGTTGCTGTTTTATTTAAACTTTCAGAATCTAAACCTTGATTATATTTAGTAACTCCAGTTCTAACTTCTCTAACTTGATCTAAATATTCTAATAAAGGAAAGGCTTGTTGTGAAATCGGTTGAGCTTGTATGGGCTGCATCACCTGGTTTGGTGGTTGTTTTGTTCTAACAATTCCCCCAGGTCTTGTTGTAAGAATATCATCCATGTTCACCATGCCATCCATGATTGCAACTCTATTATTATTAGTTAAATACATATTATCTAATAATTGTCTCATCACTGTAGATTTCATTAACTGGATGTCTTCTACCAATTCAGCCACAGACCTTCCATAAAATCTATGAGGCATTGGAATAGGAGTAACAGAAACAAAAGGAATTTGATCGCATGGCATATTTTCTAAAATATAATAAGCAGACGACCCCACTGAAACGACTTTTCTTAACTCAGCAATGCCATCGCCATCATAATCATAACGAATATAATTTTCATAAATTTGAATTTTTTGTGTGGAAGGATCATTAGAAGTATCATAAGGATAATCTTCAATATTTCTAAACCTTGCTAATTTTTCTGTATTAAGAATTGTTGCATCAGAAGTGGGTAAATTATAAACTTCTTCTTTGTCATAACCCATTTCAATTAATTCAGTTCTACTAAGTTGAACCCTGTGGGCTACATAAAGAGAATCTTCCAATTTAACTGCATCTTTATCAATTAAAAATTCTTCTGGTGGAATAGACTCTACTTTAATTTTACCTTTTTCAGATGTTCTTTTAATTCTACAATCATGCAGTTTAGGTAAAGGAATATCTACATCCATTCCTTGAGCTTGCATTTGTTCTTCAAATTGTTCTATAGCTTGATCGGCTTGCTCATCTTCTCTTTCGTCATGTTCTAAAATTTCAACTTCAGGATTATCAGTTAAAACTTTATATTCTTCATCGGTTAAATTTTTATAAGTTTCATGTTCAACTTCACTTGTTTCATCATAAAAGATTTTTAGGATTCCATTTTTTTCTATAAGAGCATCTTTGAAAAAATTATATAAAAGGGTAAAGCCATCATTTTCTTTATAAAAAATATGGTTTAAATAAGCAGTAGCTTGATCGGCTAAAGGTGCATCTTCAGCTCTAACTGGTTCGCATTTTACTACTTTATCTGATGAGGTAAAAACTCTTAATAAATTAGGTAATAAACTTTCAATCGTATCAGCTACATCGGTACTAACGACTTGGCTTCTACCATCCATTTCATTTCCTAATGGATCTCCTTGATAATATTTTAAAGATTTTTCCCTTTGATCGGAAAGGAGACCGCCTAGATACCCAATTGAATTATTAATTTGTCCTTGAAGAATACTTCGTAATGTTGGGTCTTCTAATTTTAGAATTTTTTTTGCCATGATTAAACTATATAGCTTGTATCAACTTTAATTTTATTTTTCCAGTTACTAACTTTTCCTCCAAAAAAAGCACATCCTGTTCTGAAGGCATCGGAGGGATGACTTGCAAAATTATGAGTGGGCCTATTTTTAAAACATTGGTTTTTTTCATCCCATTTTTTTTGGTAGGCCTTCAACGCTTCGGTTCCCTGATATGTTTTGTTTTTGTCAAAATAACATTGAGGTAGAGTTTTTCGCACCATTTCAATTCCATCCTCAATTGAAAGTTTCGGAGACACATCAAATGATATACCTAATTCCAAAGCCGTTTCCAACCTTGATTTACCATAAGCTCCTAATTCTCTTACTTTTATATCATGCGGAGCTATATGTCTATCATATTTATAAGGTTTTGAGTCTATGATGTCAGCATAAAAATCTAAACCCTCTCCAGAATTTTCGTAATAGTCTATTACCCTTAATTCGTTTTGTAACCTTTGAACAAACCAGATGGCAGTAGAATCTTTAAGACCTAAATCCCACCATGTTTCAGTTTTTAAATTTTCATCATAAGGAACTTCGGTAATTCGGTTTGATTTTTCCAGTTCTTCAATAATTTTTCCATAATAAGAGCCAGTAATAGCTGCTTGAAACGAACATTCAAACTCTTGTTCGTACAAATCTTTAGACATTACCCTTTGTGCTGCTGTTAATTCCTCATTATCTAGCACTTTAGTCTTGGAGGCTTTATAAACTTCAGTCCACCAGCCATTTTCTGTTTCTGCCTGTTTATGAAGTTTGTAAAAGTAGTTTTGACCTTTAGGAGTTCCAATAAAAATACACCAACCCTTCCTATCAGCTAAAGCTGGTCGGATAATTTCTGGGAAAAGGGCTGGACTAATGCTTTGAGTCTCATCAAAAACGCAGCCGTCTAAAAAGATACCCCTTAACGCCTGGTCATTTTCGGCACCAAGTATAGTAATTCTAGCTCCATTAGGAAAATCACATCTTAATTCTGATTCATTGAATTTTATATAAGGAATATTTCTGCTGTAATTTTTAATATAGTCCCATGCCGTACTTTTGCCTTGTTTGAAAGTAGGAGCAATAAAGGCATATCTAGGATTTGGCTGAGGATTGGTTAAAGCGGCTCTAATCAGATGGTTAATGCACAAGACCGTTTTGCCAGACCGCCTATGTGCAACAATCACATTAAATCTGCTCTTAGGAATTTGGTTGTGCAAAAATTTTTGAAGTCCTCTGGGCTTGTAAGGAATAATTACCTCTTGCATTTAAAACAAAACCCCCATCCTTTAATGAATAGTTGTATTAGGTGGGATTTGCAAGGAGTTAAAAGGTTCAGCTTTTTCAATACCAAGCTCATCCATAAGATAATAACTAAAATGCCTGGCATGGTCATAGTTTTCAAATCCTGTAAAATGAACACTAACAGACTGGTTTTTATCAGAAATCAGAACTATGGCAGAAATGTGGCTTTTGTCTAAAAAATCAAACATGGTTTTCTTAAAATTAGTTGTGTGTACCTCCTAATAACGCTATTAAAGAACGCCAATTTCCTACGCTGGTATGCCTTTATTTGACGGCTGGGTCTTAGCTTTTCTCCTTCTTTTTGAGATTGTACTGATAATCTTCAAGTTACCAGAACAAAGCATAACGCTAATAATCTGGATCTAAACTAAAACTATTCTAGTTTAAGTTTATTTTTTTTCTTTTCTCTACCTTATATAGGTTGTAGCACAACCTTTGTTTACAAAGGTAGGAGCAAAACAAACTAAAAGTATTGATATTGTTTATCTTTTAATTACTTTTGCCACTTAACAAGTAAAGGTTTCTCATTGATATTGCCTACTTTTAAGCTACTTTTGGGCTGATATTTAACCAATAATGCTGAAGCTCTATACTTAACCATGTTATTTATTTCCTTTTCTAGGTTAGATATTGCTAAACTACTCTTTTGATTAGGATGATTTTTAAGATCTTCAATAGTATCTTTTAACCTGAATATTGCTGTATCTAAGGCTAAGCTCACTCCATCTTGTACAGCTAGATCATATTCAGCCCTGATTTTGGGCTTCTTGTTTAGCAGTTTTCTTAATGCTTCATAAGTTATATTTTTATCTTTTAATATAGCTTTAATACTCTTTTCTCCTTTTGCTAATTCTTCAAATATAGAGCTTAAAGTCTCAGGTGTTAATTTGGTTATATTCATAAATATATTATTATTAGCTATTGACAAAGCTATTGACAAGTAATAGGCTTATTTTAGCTTATGTTTATTTATATATTAACATTTAAACAAATGAAAGGGCTATTATGTTAAGCAGAAAACATTTTGAAGCAATTGTCAAAATATTAGCTGACAATAAATATAAAGATCATACAAATTTATTAAATGATTTTTGTGTGTTCTTTAAATCTGAAAATCAAAATTTTAGCAATGAAAGATTTTTAGATAAATACAACAAATTAACAGCTTTAATTGATGTTAAAAGAGTTGACGCAATGTTTAATAGACCTGAAGTAGTCTATAAAAATGCTGTTAATACATTAAAGAAAAGAGCATTTAAATAATAAAAATAATTAAGAGGGCTAGAAATAGCCCTCTTTTTTTTTGAAAGGGTTAAAAATGAAAGAAATATTTTACGCACTATATTTTGCCCTGCATTTTGCAGGAGCATTTTTAGGCTTAATCATAGCCATACATTTAAGCACATGGTTAGGGTTATCAATGTTTTTCTTCTTCATTATTAAGTTTTTAATAATGATGCCAAGTATAGAAAAACAAATATAATTAGGTGTTGACAACTATTTATATTTGAATTAAATTGTCAATAGATGGAGGAAAATAAAATGAATAAACTTAAATTTAAATGGACTACTAGCAAGGCTCAAAATACTTATGGTTATAATGTTTGTACTTTGCTTGTTGATGGTCAAAAAGTATCAAGATGTAATGGCGGTGGTTATGATATGCAAGGAACTTGTTTAGGCTCTTGGATAGAAAAAGCATTTAAAAAAGACTTGTTAAAATTTAAGCAAGATTTTTACGGCTTGACTTTTCATAATCCTAACTGGAAACCAATAGAAAAAACACTAGAACAAGAAAAAAAAGACGGCTTTGTAGGTCTTGCTAGGTATCAAGATTTTTACAAACAATCTTCAAAGCTACCGACAGAAAAGCACACAATTCCGCAAATTGATGGTGCTTGTGGTTTTGGTTCAGTATCAAAAATATTAAATCATTTATGGCTTAATATTGAATTGATAGACTATGAAAGCGGAGTTTATATTGTTTCTCAAACTAAAGAAAAGGTGGCTTAATGACTTTATTAGAGCATTTTAAAGACCCTAGTTTTTGGGATATTCTATTTAAAGATTTAGCAATTTGCTTGGGAGCTGTTGGTTTCTTTGTGGTTATTTTTTGGATAGCTGAAAAGATCCACAACAGAAAAACAAAAGATCTTACCAGCAAACTAGCTGAACAAGACCAATGGCAAAAGAGGTTTAAAAAATGACTAACTTAATCATAGAAAATAAAGAAATTATTATTATTGTTTTGAGTTGCTTAATAAGTGGCTTAATTTTATCTAAATAAAAGGAAGGAACAAATGAAAAATATATTAGTAACATTTGATTGTAGAATTGGTGATTATGAACATGAAAGCTATTACATTTTTAATAAGAAAAAAAGTGAGTGGGGATATTGTAAAGAATTTTGGAATATCAGCAAAAAAGATAGTAATTGTCTTAAAGAAAATACCTTTTGGGACAATCAAATGCTTAATGCAATATCAGTTTATTCAGAAACAGAATTAACAAATAAACAAGCAAAAACACTACAGCAATTAGGGGTAGCATAATAACACAACAAAATGACAGCTCAATTTAAAAAACAAAAATACAAAGGCTTTACAATTGTTGTAAGAGAGCAAAAACCAAATGTTAAAGAGCCAACGACAGAAAAGGGATGGGATAAGCTACATGAAAATACAAATTTGTTAGAAGTTTTTGGTACTCATGGCTATGAAATTTTAAATAAGCAAGGGGAAATTTTGGGTACAGATATATATGATATGTGGGATTATGGTGCTTGTTTTGAAAATGCCAAGCAAGACATTAAAACAGGTTGGGTACAGGATTATAAAAAACGCAAATGAAAGATTTTATTTTAAGCCTAATAGAAAAGTTTAGCTCTAAAATTCATGTTTGGGCTTGGAATAAAAGGTGGAACAAAGGGAGGAGAAAATAATGAGTAAAAATTTATATTGTCCAAAATGTAAGGTTGAATATTGGGGTGAAGTTTTAAAAAACACAATATATTACAATGATTATAAAAATGATTGTTCTTGTAGCTGTGGTTATATTTTTACATTTAAAGATTTTGAAAAAGCCAATGGGTATGGATCAGTTTCAAGGGGTATTGCAGAAGATACAGATTTTGTAAAAGATTTAAAAACTATCATAAAAAAACACACTATAAATACCTATTTAGATGCAAGGTTTCATATAAGGGAAGATTTTAAAAACTTATTAAATAAGCATGACTTATAAAGGGGGAAAGGGAGGTGGCTGTTACCTTAACTAAAAAAAGAGGGAGATAAGGTAAAGCCACAGATTTTCCTAATTGTAGAAAAATACTAGATATTGTCTTTATGCCTTGCGATTATACTTCATCTTGAACTGTTCTGCAAATTCTTTCTCAAACTTAGGATCTTCAGCGACCTTTTCCCAATATTCCACAACCACCTTTCCCTTTTCAGCCTCACTAAAGTTCTTTGAGTTCATAAATTCTAGCAAGTCTATCAAGGGGGGGTGCTTTAACTGTTTCTTCTTGTTTCTTTCAATAGCTCTTTTATAGTTAAAATTAGAAGATTTTCTAATTTTGCTTAATTCATATAAAATATATTTAGGATTAACATATCTGGTCATATTCTATCTAGTTATATATTAGTATTATATCTTTATTATGTACCCTTTATTGTACCTATCAAGGTGTCTTTTTTGTGGCATCCCTTTTAACTCCTTAAACAAGTTATTAACAGGATGAGATCCTACTGCCAGACCCACTAACAAGCATATTCCTAAAATGTGGGCGAAAATTGGTAAGATAAGCTGTCCTAAATATCAGAAAGCTATTTAATTATCTGTACTTTTTTAGATGCAACCCCTTGTTGCAACAACCTTTGATGGTATTTTTCCTTTTGCTTTCTACTCATGATTGCTCTCAACTTCAGATTGTTTAAATAAGATTGTTCAAAATCAGGATCATTTCTAAATAAATATTTATTAGTTAAATTGTTTCCTCTATGCTTCCAAGTAATGTAACCAAATAAACTTAATCTGTCCAAAGCCCTCAGAAGCGTTCTCCTTCGCTTTACCTTGCAACGCTTCATCAGGTACTCATAACTAGGACAACAACCTCTAGGTGCGTCTCTAAGGCGTAGCAACAGGCAATAAATCAGCTTCTCTAAAGGTTTAAGAACTGGATTATCCAATAATTCATGCTCAACCTTTAAGAAGCCTTTAATTTTTCCCATAACATTTTAAAATAAATAATAATTTTCTTATATGTTGCCAATATATATCCCATCAACATACAAAATAATAATAACCAAATCATTTTTTCCATCCTCCAAATATCCGATCATATAAAAAAATAAAAGGAAGCAATATAAACCACATAATAACCACAAAAATTATACACACCCCTTTAAAAAAAGTTACAATTTTTTTCATTTTAATTTCCTTTTCCATTGGTTTTCGTAAATTCCACACAGGCGTTCAGGCTAAAACTTATGCGTTCAGCATCAGGATCATCACTATTAAATGGTGCGACAAAATGTGCCAAATGACTTGGAAAAATTAAGTAAGTTTTTTCAACTGCTGTTTTCTTATATGCACTAAAAGAAAAATAGTTTTCAGATCCTTCAAAAAATTCAATTGTTCCACTTACATCATGGTGAGGCTTTGCACATTCTAATGGGATCATTTTAGGGATTTGCAAATAGCCAACACAAGAAAGCTGGGGGTGTTTTTGTTCAACAGCAGTATGGTTGGTGTGTTGATGTATGGAATTAAATTGGTTTATTTTCTGTACCACAAACCATGCAGAATTTATCAAAATTTTCTTAACTTTAAAGTCTGGGTATAAGGTCTGGCAATACTCAGAAATACAAACATCAAAAAAAGAATGTTTATGTTTTAATAAAACTTTTGGTGTGATTAAATATTCCGACTCAACGCTGCCAACTAACTTATGACCAAACATATAACCTTGTCGTTTCTCATCAGGTAAAGCTCTAATCATTTTAAGGTCAGCCAAAAAATCTTTAATTAAATCATTAGGTAAATTTTGTTCAGAAATTGTTGAGCCAAAAGGCTTGAACATTTTAATATTAATTTTATCGTTCATATTTAAACTTTTCTAAAGGGGTTAATTTTTCTTTAGAGACAGACCAAACAAAAGGTCTTGATTGAATATTAAAATTAGTCCAAGTTCCAATTCGTTCTATATTGTGTGGAGCTACATAACCAAGACAAATATATTCTGGAAAATTATCTAACATTAAAAAATAATAGTCATCCTTTTTTTTATTTTGTCTTATAATTAAATTGTGTGTTTTTTTTGACATCAACTGAGATCTTACTTGGCAACTTTTACCATTAATAATTAAATCTGCACCATGAAAGTTGTTGACACTGTGGCTAAAATATGTTTGACCCATTTTGGCTAATGCCATTTCTGCTAACGCACCACTAATGGTCATTCCCCATTTCTCATATTGGTTGAAATTAGCACCATGACCCCATTCAATTCCTTGTCTTAAACTTTCAACCTCTCTTAATAAACCACTGGTTGCACCAGCTATAATTTCTTCCCACTTTAAAGTAATCTTATTCATTTTAATAATTTTTTAAAAACATTTAACAACTTAGGATTGTGAACTAATAACCTAACAAAACTCTCACTTAATTTATCTACAACTTTTTCTTCACCAAATTTAGACACATTTATGCCATCTTTTGAACACAATAGATGATACAACTCATGTAAGAAAGTAATGAGGACATTTTTCATGGACTGATTTTTATAAATTAAAATTTCATTATCTGTTGGTACGAACATACCCACACAATCTAGGTCTTGGGCTTCTTTTCTACCCATATACCTTATCTTGATTTTCTGTCTTTTGTAGTAAATGAAAGGTGGGAGCATCAAGGGTTTTTACCCTATAAAAATAATTAAATCAATGATTGACTTTACTACTTATTGATAGTAAATATGTTGTCAATGAGTGAGATTGATAGATTTACTGACATTGCTTTTATGCAAGGGGATTTTAAAAAGGTTAATACCTCCCCCTCTCAAACTTGCTTACCTAATTGGATGTGGTTCATTAAATATCCTTTAGCCCTTCACTTAAATTTTAAACCTGAAAGTCCATCTATTTCTTTTATGACAGGTACAGCCGTTCATAGATTTTTTCAAAATATTTTAATAGGTAAAATGAAAATTACTGATGTTGAAGAATATTATAAAAATATATTAGAAAATAATAAATTTCCTGAAAAGGAATATATTAAAGGAACATTTATTTTAAAAAAAATAGAAAAAATGGTATCAAGCCATCTTGATACTCTTAAAGAAATTTCAGGCAAATATATTAAAGACTGGGAAATAGAAGTTTCTTTTTCCAATTGGTATGACAATAAATATATGGGTCAAACTTTAAATATTGCCAATGATGGTGCAATTGATTGTCGTAACAAGCCTCTTAAAATATTTACCGAACATAAAAATAGATTTCCTTCTGTTTATTTAAGCACTGCTAAAAAACATAAAGGCGAAAAAGTTTATAATAGTAGAAAACCCAACACATTAAAATCTCCTCACTTCACCCATTTAATTGCAGTAGCAATGTATGCCAATCATTTAGGCAAAGACTATGAGGCAGCTCTTATTTATGTGGATGGAGATGGTGCAACTCTTTTTAATAAACATAATTGTGAAGACTTAACACAAGAAGGATTGAAATATTATTTTAATAAATTTATTCAGATTAATATTCAACGACAAGAAATGTTGAGGATGGCACAAGGGGATATAAAAAAGTTAGCTTGTATGGTTGGTGTGGATTGGTCTGAGATTAAAAAATATAAAGACAATCTTTTTCTTTCTCATATTCAGGAAGAAGATGTGCAAAAAATGGAAAGGTTCTATGATGGTTTATAAAACTCAAGATGGTATTAGCAGCGAAGATATAAAAAGAATTATTAATAATGAAGTGTTAGAAAAATGGGTCAAGGATAAAGTTAAGGAAGTTTATTATCAGGAAAAGGAAAAAGAAATAAAAGAAATAATAAAAGAAGTAGAAAAAAAAGAAGGGAAAGAGGGGACAATATGATAGATGAAAAAGTACAAAGAATTTTAATTAAATATAATATAGATCAGCAAAAAGCCTTATGGGATTGTCATGGTACACAAATTATGTACCACCGATACATCGAAGAAATTGGAGCTAGTGCTGGAGTTCAAGTTATTAAGTATGAAACTATTAAAGCTGATGAAAGCACAGCCATTGTTAAATGTCATGCAAGGTTAGGAAAAGTGGATCAGTTTTCTTATGGAGAATGTAGTCCAAGAAATTCTAAAAATGCTTACCCAGTAGCGATGGCAGAGAAAAGGGCATTTGATAGATGTGTTTTAAAATTGGTGGGATTACATGGTCATGTCTATGCTATTTCTGAAATGCCTGATGAAGATAATATTTCAAAGAAAATGAACAATCAAAATAATTCTATACCTAAAACAATACCAACACCAATACCAAAACCAAAATCAAATGGACAACATGAAAGTATAGATAAACTTTTTATTCAAACCAGTTTGGATGACATCCAAGATGGAATTGATAAAAAGGAATTTAAAAACTTGGGCTTTAAGGTGGAAAAACTCAAGACACTAATTCATAAGGCTGGGTTCTGGGATTCATTTACCAAGACTAATGAATTTAAAACACTAAATAAAATGAATCTCACAATTCGTACACAAATACTTAACCTAAGGAGGAACTAAGATGGCTTTTGAATTAAAAGCAGGAGAAGGCTACTTGAATAGAGATCAAGAAAACCCAGAAAAATTTTGGGGTTCATATAAAGTAAGCAAAGATATGAAAGCTGGAGATACTATTAATCTTACAGAGTGGATTAACACAAAGGAAGATGGTCGTATCGTACATAAACTGGTAGAACGCAAACCTAAACAGGTTTAACTTCTTTAATGGGGTGGTGTAAAACCACCACCTTTTTAAAATGAAAGTTATAATTATGGTAATGCACTTACTAAATGGAGATGTTGCTAAAGTTCCTATCACTTTAGAAATAGGAGAATGGTGTTCAGATAAAATTGATGAGCATACAAAGTTTATTGAAAATCCAAACTACTATCCTGGCAGTGGTGAGGTGTGGATTCATAGATACTACAAAGATCAAATAGTATTTCTTCATTACTGTGTATCAGGAGATGGAAAATATTATATAAATTATAATGATGGAAATGGAGGATAGATCACATGATTGATTTAAAAAAAAGATATGAAGTATTAATGGATAAAAATAAAAGGTTAAGTTTTAGAATTTCTGAATTGGAAGAAGAAAATTTTAAACTTAAAAAAAATTTAAGTTTAGAAAAAGAAGATCATCAATACGATAATCTAATTCATGCAAAAGAAATAAAAGAAATAAGAAAGGAAAAAAAGAAATGAGTGGAGATATAAGAAACATAACTAAGCCACAAAAATATACCGACAAAAGAATATTAGATATGATTAAAAACTATTTTTATCACATACATTGGAGAGACAATCCTCATTTAAGTCATATTTATTGGTCTATTGTAGCAGGAAGAAAGGCAAAAAAATGAGTAATGATAATATAAAATACATTAATCCAAATTCTAAAGAAAAAATAATTAAAAAACTTTTGGATAAAAAGGAAGATGACTACGGACACTTTCCTAACAACTGTTATGTGGTTGCTAAATTTATTCAAGGGGTTTTAGAAGTTATTAATAAAAGGGAGCTTACTGTTCCTGTTACTTTAATTCCTCAACTTATGATTGTGCTTAAATTAACTAGAACGATTAATGATGGCACAAAAAAGAATCTTTATAAAACAGATACTCACTTAGATATTGAGGGTTACAATTCTTTATTAAAAGAAATGATGAAAGTTCAAGATCAGGAGGATCAAAATGACAAGTAATGGCAGGGTTTTTTATAGCCCTCAAATTAAGAAGATACTTACCTTTATGTCCAAATACCATAAAGAACATGAGGCATACCCCAAGTTAAATGAAATAGGAAAATCTTTAAATGTTTCCAAACAAAGAATTGGGGTACTTTTAAAACAGGCTGAACAACTTGGACTGGTACAATCTCATAACTATTTTATGAGGAAATATAGCTTGAATAATTTAGCTAAAGAAGGTAAGTTGAAGGTCAATAATTACTATGAGTTGTAATTATGCAGAAGTGTACTAAAGTGTGGAACATAGAGTTGACGGCAGTCATGGAGCAAGACTTTGATAATGTAGAAGAAGCTGCCAATCAACTTGAAGCCTCTGATAAATCAAGGGTGAAAGAAATTAGTGGTCAGAGAACAGTATTTTCCACAGTTAAGTTGTTAAAGGAGGATAAGGTAGATGGACTACGATCCAAAAAAGATAAGGGAGTTGGAGGATCAAGTACAAAATGAAACTAGGCTAATGTATAAATACAAAAGCTGGGTTTTTAAAAAGCAGGATGCTATTTTAAAAAAGCAAGATGATCTTCAACTGGAAAAGGCAAAGCAAGACATAATTACGACATAATTTATTTATAAGTTGTGTGGATAAAATGTAAATGGTTGTGAACAACTAGAAAGGAGTATTGTCTTTATGCCACTTGATACAAAAGAAAAGTTATCATTTGATAGTCATGTAGGGAAGAAGTTAAGAAATAAAAGAATACAACTCAAACTCACTCAAACTCATATTGGAAATGCCTTAAATAAAACATTTCAACAAGTTCAAAAGTATGAAAAGGGTGTTAATGGATTGAGTTCTTTTGTTTTAGGAAAATTAGCTAAGTTTTTTAAAGTTCCTGTTTCCTATTTCTACGAAGGATTTGATTATGAAACTTTTACAAGTCAATTAACTTACAAAGATAATGAACCAGAAATTCATGTGAACAATCAACACAGGAATGAAAAGCATTATCCTAATCCTAATTCTTATGGTGAAATTACCGACCATTTGAATCTGCAGGTAGTAGCAGCACAAAAACTGGTAAGTAAGTAATACAACTATGTGTAAGCAGGGCTAGTCGGAACCAAGAATAGGTCAACCGACTAGCCTGAGAAGTGTAATTGATAGAATTTTAATATATTAGAATTGTTTTAGCTTTACAACCCTTAATATAACCCTCCAACCATACCCAATCATATCAAATGATTACACCTTATCCGTAGTTTTATTAATCTTTTTACGATTATAAATCTTTTTAGAGGGTATGATTTGAGATTGATACTGTGGGTTTCTCAGACTTTTAGCAACAAGATTAGGCGTACTTTTTTTTATGAGTAACTTTTTTTCCTGTTTTTTTAGCATACCTTTTGGCAGCCCTTTTTCCTGCTGCTGAATATGAAAAATGTTTTCTACCGACTTTTGGCATTTTGTTCCTTTTCTGTTTGCGTTTTATAACAAGAAAAATGAGCTGGTTCTTTAGTGGCAAATACTACAAACGACATATCTGAATTAATGTGCTTGGCACAATATTTGCAATCACCAACATCATAAGTTGCATGAATTTTTCTGCTCCAAGTTTTCTTGGTCTTCTTTTTTTTAAGCATTAAAAAGAATTATCTTTTCTTTTTACCTTTTTTATTCTTCTTTTTTTTGCTTTTGTTTTTTTTCTTTTTTTTTGCCATGTTACTTCCATTGATGATAACCTTCGTTATCTTTTATTAAGGACTCTTTCCTATTCTTACCAGATAAAAATGAACAATGAATCCAACCTGAATTAATATCACTTTCATCATAATATTCAAGTATCAGTTGGTCAAAGTCAAAATTGTTTTTAATGTGTGAGGCCACTTGTTTGTTATCATAACCTGGAATTTCAAAATCACAAGCTGCACCGTTGTTAGCACAATGCTGAGAATTAGAACTAGATCCTAGTTTCTCACATAATTTTGGAGAACGATAGCAAGAAGTTATTTTAAGAGGAGCTTCGTAGTAGTCCCTTAAAGGTTGAAGAATATTTTTAACAAGTTCTTCTATGTTTTGAATTTGTAAATCGTTTGGAGAATTATCTATATGATTTCTTAATGCCGTTTGGCTTTGCGTCATTTCTTTTAATGTAAAGTTTTGACTGAGTTTCATAATTATAAATCTACTTCTTCTTTTTTAATTTTTTTGCAAAAGAATTTAATATAAGTTTTATTTTCATTAACATAATCAGCTCCCATTAAATCCATAACTCCTAAAGATTCAACATATCCCTGCCTCATGCAAGAATCCCAATCTGAAAAATTTATATTTTGTTTTTCCCATCCTCTATCGCACTCCCCATTTACTGCGGAGCATATAATTAAAACTAAAATTATTTTCATTATTCATTGTTATCCACCTTTACTTTTTTTTATTTTTTCTTCAAGCTCCTTAACTTTTTCTGTAGTTTGTTCTAAATCCTTTTGGCAATACTCTAGTTTTTGTAAGCACCTTTTGTTAGCTGCGTCTTTAGACTTACCTGCGTCTTGCAGTTCAGCTACTTCCTGTTTAAGTATTCGGATTTGATCCTTATACTCATTTACCAAATCTAAGTTATCTGACATCTATTTTTTTTTAAATGTAG